CGCTTGACGTTGGTCAGCGTCCATTGAGCTTTTTAGTTGGGCGCAAGGAACCCATCCGCCATCAATGCACCAAGTGTCGAGGACTTCCTTTAGGGATTCGAGAGTTTCCTTGTGATGGCCAAAGATAACAATCTTTCGTTCGGTGCTAATCAAGAAGTCCGTAACGAATTCGGTGCAGGGCTGAAGCTTTGCGAACCCAGTGATTCGACGCATCCGCGCAAAGAAACCCAAAAGGGACGTAGAGAAGCCAGGGTCAGGATTATTCTCTTGGTCAACCATGTACTTCTCGAATTCCTTTTGGACTTCGGCGTACGACTTGCGCAAATCCTTGTTCTCAATCTCGGAATTGAAGAAGCTACGTCGCACGGTGGGCAATTCGGGCGCAACTTCTTCGCGCGTTCGGCGAATCATGATACCGTCGAGTGCTTCGTAAAAGCTCGGCTTCGCGGAAATGATGTGATAATTGCCCGCGTTATCCATCCAGAAGTTGAAGTACCGATTCATCATGAAGTGCTTGGTCGGAAACTTGGTCGGGGCAATCATATTCAGAATCGGGAAGAATTCGTCGGCCTTGTTCTTGATAGGCGTGCCGGAGACTCCGATTACATTCTTGATTCCAACCTTATCGACCAACAGGCGCACGGCATTCGTTCGCTTTGCGTCTTCATTCTTGATGTACTGGCATTCGTCCAGAACGATTGTCTTGACGAAATGAAATGTTTCATACGGCGCCTTCATGCGCGCCAAGGTGTCATATGGAACAATCGTGCACGGGAACGGATAAACCTTTTGGGTACTAGATTCGATGACCTGGGGAAGATGGCCCGTCCAATCGTAGAGTTCCAATTCCAATTGGCGCTTCAGGCCGGACTTGACTACGAAAAGAACCGGCATCTTTTCTTCGTGGAGTTTGAGAGAGCAGAGGTATTGAATCGTCTTTCCCAATCCCATTTCATCGCCAATCAAGCAGCGGAAATCGGTATCTTCGATGAATCGGATTCCCTCCTTTTGAAAGGGAAACATCTTCTTTCCGCTCTCACTGGCGATATCGTAATTGCTGCGCGTTACCTTTGTGACCATTGAATGACCACATTGCAAGGTAAGCATGAATGTGTCTTCTGCGATTTCCCTCCTGTTCTTTTCGATAGCTGGGACGTTGCAATACTTGCAGAGTTCAATGAGACGTCGGGGTGCGTTCATGAGTGGATTATACCTCAGTGCTTGACGGTTGTCAAGGGGGAATCTTGAGCGGATGTTGGCACGCTCTTTGCAGCTAGTTCGTGGATGATGTCGGTCATCGCTTGACGAATCAATTCGATTGCATTGGATGTTTCCATTCCGTATGGACGAAAACCCCATCCCTTTGTATCTGGCTCACGTTCGCTTGTGGCAATCAATCGGTCAGCGGCGTGTAAAAGCGTCCCGATTGGGCTGATGTCCGTGAGATAAACTGTATTGCGAGTGATGCGCTGAGTGAAGTCGTTTTCGTTAGGCTTTGGCATTGTCATGGTTCTCCACGATGATGAGTGTGTTGTTATCGTCGGCAACGATGAATCCACCGGCGCGCTTGTACGTGTACGTTTCGGGTCCGTCGTACTCGAAAAGAATCTGCGCGTCAGGATTGAGTAGTTCGAGCGCCTTGATTAGCTCTTGGACTGTGATTCCGGTATTCTCCATGCGAGTCGAACTCGATTCTTTTGTGCAGCGTACTTGCCGTCGGAATGCACGCCGTTGCGAATACTAAAGACGTGACCGCGCACTAGCACGATTACGTTATCTTGAGGTATTGATTCTCCGCGCTTTACTTGATGCTCGGGGAGGCACAATCCCACTTGCCTAAAGGCGCGGACCCATTGTGAAAGACGCGCGCCAGAGTTATTGCGACGTCCGCAAATCGCGATTGCAAGGTATGCGATATCGTATGGCAAACCGGATGCGATATGGAATGCGCGTACGGTGCAATCGTTCTTGGTTTGTGGTCTATCTGCAATCGAATAGTCGCGCGTATCGGGTCTACGTCTACGCATATTAGTTGACGTCGTAAGTGCCGATGCGGATGTAATCACACCCACTGGTATCATACCAATAATCCGGTGAGACTTCTTTCCAATTGGAGCCCCAGAAACTATCCGTCATCTTTGCACGTAGAGTTTCGGCGAACTCGCGCGCCTTTTCGATTGTTGAAAAGACGTTCTGAATGCGCGAACCTTCGGGAGTTTCGCCCTGCGAGACAATGAATACTTGCATGATTTGATTTTCCTTTCGTTTGTTATTGGATTCCGTAGTGAGTTTCGATGCCCTTGCAGATAACCATTGCTTCGGACAGACCGATGTTGAGCTTCGCGCGGATATCCTTGGCGGTGAGAATGCGCCCTTGCTTCTCGCGCATCTCGCGCCATTCCTGCATTTGCGCGAATGGAAACATTTGGCCCACGCGCTCACTATCGTGCTGTTCGATTTTCATTCGCACGAGTACGGTCAGAGCGTTTTCTCGCTCATACATTGGGACCGAATCATCCGTGCACAGGATGTAATGCCGGAGGGCGAGCATGATGGTTTCGTTCACTTGTTTGTTCCTTTCGTTTTGGGATTGGATTGAAAGCTATGCGGTGGCTTTGGGCTCTCATCATATGCAAACCATTCCGCATGTTGCATATTCATCGGAGCGCACGGGATGCTTAATCGGATTCTCCTTTCTGTTAGTAAATTAACCAATTGGCGAATTTTGGGCGGAGCGCGTGGCATGATTGATTACCCTTGCCGATTTGGTTACTTGGACATTGCTTTCAAGGATTCCATGAATTCCTTCATGGCCGGGTCGCCTTTGCGAATCTTGTTGTCGAGATTGCGCTTGACCTTGTCCTCGAAAGTTTCCTTCTTTGGCTTGTTGTTCTGATGTCCGCGCATTGCGAGAGTTGCGGATGCGGCGGGAACGCGCTCAATCAACGATTCCAATTCAGGATTGTCTTTGCTGCTAAGGCGGGAGTGTAATTCGTCGTTGCACTTGACCAATCGAAGTGCAAGCTCACGGGTTGCCGTTCTGATATGCTCGACCCGCGCGGCGAGTTCGTGAATGCTCATGCCCTTGATTGCCGTCATCTCTTCTGTCTGAATTTCCCGAATCCGTTCGGGAGAGAAGATATTGTCATGAAACTGTGCCATTGTATCTCCTATCTTAGAGAAGTTGAGACGTGCAGATGGTATAAGTAGCGACGTTATCTTCCTTTTGTCGCTCTCGAATCAGCCATTGCGCGCCTTTGAGCGTTCGGAAAGTACCAGCGACAATCGCGCCGCTAGGTAATGTGGCGATAACCGTAAAAACGATGACCATTCTATCCTTTCAGCGTCATAACTAACGCCAAATGGGTGTTGGCATGGTTAATGCATACCGATGGGTGGTAGACCCGCACTGGAGCACCACTGTTATACCACAGGATGCCCACTGTGTCAACACTGAATTACCACTAGCCCGGATGGCTGTAAGTGACTGTAGATGCAGGGGTTAGCTCGCGACCCCTCCCTCCCTCCCTAGAGAGAGTTGAGAGATTGTCCAATATTTTGGATGTCCTAAAAAGTGGACAGTTGGGTAGTTGGTATGGTTCTTGTATTAAAAAAAAAAATAAAAAAAAGAAAAAACATGCCAACATTCAAGACACCCACCCGCTGTCCACTTTTGAGGACATTCAAATATCCGTATGTTACTGTGAGGTTAGAGGCTAGGGGAGGGAGGGAGGTATCTCAGTAAGTGCCTTAGATGCAACACTTTACCTCCCTTTTCCCTAGTGGAATCCCGGTGATGGTCCAGTGATGGTCCAGTGATAATAAAGTGGTGATGCAGTGGTGGAATTTAGGGGCTGACTAGGTGGTGCCACAATAAGTTTCAAAACGAAAAAAGCCTAGCCCTATTTCTAAGGCTAGGCTATTTACTACCGGACTAAATCGAAACTTAGTCCTTTGCGAGAGCCAAGAACATATCCAGATAAGCCGGATTGTCCTTGACCTTCTTTGCCACTGCGTCCTCATCCAACTTGAGTGCAGCAGCAATACGCTTGATGGTACGTGCAAGCGTCTTTTCCGGTCCAGCCAACGAATCAACGATGAAGCTCTTCGCGCGAGTGCGAATGTCATCGTTGTACGCAGTCACGGCAAACTTCGCCAGTTCGACTGCACTGCCACCGAACAATGCAAGCGCACCGTCCAGTGGATTGTCGGCATTCTCCGCCAACTTGAAAAGAATGGCAGTCACTTCGCCAGACTTTTCGGTTTCCTTGTCGCTGGCAACAATCGTCGCCGTCTCCGCGATAAGGTTCGAGTCAGAAACCGTCTTCTGCTCGAATGCGCCAAGGGTCGAGTGGTTATCGTACTTCGTAGCAACGCGCGGCATAATTTATCTCCGGGTGTCTCTCTGTCGGGGGCCAGGACCATCCTGCCCGTGACAACTACATTATACCAAAGTGACACCGCCTAGTCAACCCCTAAATTCGTCCCCCCTCACTTTTCTTGCATGGCACGACCGCTGGCATGTCGCCAGCGGCCATGTCTTGCGAGTGAGAGTATTGAATTCGGGATTCAATGTGTACGAGCTAGCAGAATTTAATCTGCGATTGACCCCAACTCAGTAGCAGTTAAACCTTTTCTCACCTTACTCCGCAAACGTCGCGTTTAGGTTTCTAGGTTTAATCGTGGCTCTAAACCATGCGATTAAGCTACCGTATTTCGGCCCTAGCTCCGCCCAATTACAGGCGCAAATATTTAGTTGTCAAAGATTCCTACTGGCTAGTTTCGCGGCGCCAGTGATTCCCGCTTGCGATTTACTGATTATCCACGGATTCGATTCCCGTGTCAACCGTTTTCTTTTCGGCCCGCGCAGCTCGCGTTTCGCGTTCGCGCCGTCCGTCAATGAAACCGATTATCGCCGAACCCGCTTCGCTTGTCAACCCCCTTTTTTCGTTTCGCGTCCGGCCCGATTGCCGTTCGCCCCGTGTCAATGAAACCGATTGTCTCATGGGCCGATTCTAAAATCCACTATACCAAGGTCTAAATAACTTTCGATAGTCCCCCGCGTATCGCGGGAAGAGGAACCCGTGCGCGCGTATAGCAGGAACCATACCAAACCACTTTGGTCTTACCACTTTAATTGGTATGACCACATTGGTATGACCACTTGGATTGGTCAGACCACTTTGGGCGCCCAATTGCCCAGGGCAAAGAACTTTATCGGATAAAGTAATTTGCCAAATAATGGGGGTCCCCTTTATCCCGTCAAGTACTTTGCCGCGCCAAGTATTTTTCGCGCCCTTTATCCCGCCAAGTACTTTTTTACACTCCCAATTCTTTAAAGGGCGAAGGACTTTGTCGGGCCAAGTAATTCTAGGGTTAATAATGCAAAGTACTTTGTGGGATAAAGCGGCGGTGTAAAAGTGCTTGATTGGACAAACTCCTTTATCCCGTAAAGAACTTTGGCGCGTAAAAATTTCTGAGATGTCTGATTTATGTGCAAACACAAAAAAGCCCCACCGTTTCCGGTGAGGCTCTTTGCTTCAGATTGTTGCGCGATACCGTGGGTGATGCACCGTGAACGTATCGCCCTGTTCGTCGATGTTGCATTCGAACACGAAGCAGGTATCCGTCTTGCCCTGTTCCCCACGCAACCAATCCGCGTGGTCCTTCGCCTCGTTCAGTGTCGAGTACGGGATTGGGTCAACCATCAGGCACTCGTGACCGCGAAACACGTACACAATGTGATGGGATTCACGAACGATGTTCAACGCCTCACTGTAGTGCGCTGCACCACAGCCGCAGATATACATCTGCCGATTCTCAGACCACTCGTATGCATGGATATGCATTGTATCCTCCAAAAGATTGGGGCACCGAAGTGCCCCGTTCTGTTTACCAACGGTAGTTCGTGCCGGGTTCGTAGAAGTCCATCATCCCGCCGTCAATCACGCGCAACCAACCCTCGGGCGTGACCATCACATTCCCGCAGTGTAAATCTTGGTGACGGATTCCGTAGTAGTGCAGGATGTCGCGAATCTCGAAAAGGTACATGTCCACTTGCGAGTAATCAACGAAGCCGTCTTCGTCCTTGAGGTACTCGTAAAGCGTAGTACCTTGGATTCGTTCAAGGGCGATGATTCCCTCGGCACCGTAGTCCGCTTCACGAATCAGAACGGCACGAGGAAACACGCCACCCATACGCGCGTTTGCTTCGTTCAGGTTGTTCACTTCGTCCTGCGAGACGGAACCCACCTTGTACACAACGTCGCCGTATGCGTACACTTGGCCGTAGCATCCACCGCCGAGCCGTTCCCCTTGCGATTCAATCTCATCAAGGGTAATCGAGAAATCAACGTTCAACATATCACCTATTCCTTTCGTTGGTTAGTAGGATATCCTTCGATAGCATCTCGACCCGCCCATTGGGTTTTACCGCTTGTTGTTCAACTCATCCCAAACCATCAGCCGCAGATAGTTCGAGCCATACTGCGCGCACAGTCGAGCCGTTGCATCGGTGCAATTGTGCGCGTAGATTCGACCGTGCTTTGACGTGCCGTCTTCGAATTCAAAGACGTAACCAAAGCCCAGACGCATCGGGTTGTAGTCTGTGAGACTGGTACGCGGCCTAGCCAAAGATGGCCGCCAGTCTGAAAACGTGAGCATACATAGCTTCGTTTTCCTTGCGGATTGCATTCAGAAGCTGATTCCGTCGCCATGCTTTGTGTGCCCGCTTCAGTTCCCGCTTCTTCCTGCGTCGTTCGCGTTCGGCCCACTTCGCGAAACGTGCTTCATGGCAGAGCGCATAATACGTGTCTCGATTCATAATCACCTATCCTTTCGAAAGATAGGCAAGTCGAGACGCTATCGAAAGATATCCCGTTTAGGGTATCTCGTTTATTCCGTTGTCAAAGAGCGCCCGGCACCGTTTGCTGCTCGCGTCGCCGAACGGGCTACAGATTATCAGAACCACAGCCACCGTCTACCTAGACCAAGGTCTAGTCCATTCTGCCCCAATAACTTTGGTTAGCCTCACGTCCCGCGATAGCAGGGGAACCCGCGCATTGCGCACGCGTAGCAAAACGTGTGCCAAAATTTCCCGTTAATTTTATAACGGCGTTTTCAACAGGATATCCACAGCTTTTCAACAGTTTTCCACAGGTTTTCAACAGGCCTAGGACGCGCTAGGACGCGCTACAGGGCACGTTCGCTTCGCGCCTTGGTCTACCTATTGCCCCTGTCTCTAACGTGCCTTATACGCGAAATCCCATTCTAGGCAGACTTTTCAGTATAAGCAAAACTTTGATACCCAAAGATAGGGAATCGGGCAGAGTATCGGCCGACGTCCAGACCACGCGCGAATACCTAGACATCTAGGTATCGCGAGCATCGGCCGACCCAATGCGTGTTATAACACGTATGTTATAACGAATGTCGAGCGCTGAACCATGTGATAACAAATGTCCATTGCTGTACAGAAAAAACAATCGACCCCCATGCCCCGTCCGGGCGGGTCCCTCCACGCTAAAGTTCACGGCGCTTGACCGCACGCAACATATAGAATATACTGGGTCCCATATTTCCATATTAATGGGTCCCATAGAATAAGAGTACCAATAAAGTATTGTGGCACCTGAAAATACCTCTTGACTGATTTACCGTGCTATGCTACAATCACCCTGTACACCCCCTACCCTATGCACACGGTGCCACATGAACTTTTTGAAGCCTGAGACGGCAGCGCGCAACCTTTCATCCGAAAGGAACTATCTCGCGCGCATTGGTCTATCTGATGACCAGATTGACACCGAACTTCAAAATTCAGAGGAAATATCACAAACTCTGATTGTTGAAGAGAAGGTTTCGATTGGCCGTCGTGGCGGAGCCATACCTGAGGAAATCAAAGAGCAATGCGCGGTTCTTTCAGCGCACGATATTCCGCAAAAGGATATCGCTCAACTCTTCGGCATTTCTGATTCCTCGGTATCCAACTTCGCAAACGGCAAAGACAACAATCGACACCAGGATTCGAACCTAGAGTCCGCAATTCAAACCGAGCGCGAAACAATCGAGCGCACCGCGCTTGAAAAAACCATGATGACTCTTGGCTTGATTGAAGCTGAAGACGTCATGATGTTGGGTGCCAAAGACAAATCAATCGTTGCGCAGAACCTAAGTAAAGTCGCAGCGAACATGCAGTCCAAGGCAACAACCAACGACAATCGCGTGCAGATGATTATCCACGCGCCACAAGTTCGTGCTGACTATCACTATCAAGAAATTGAAGTGAACAGTTAGCACAAAGACGTTGTACATGTCTCCCATGCACAACACACGGTAGCCACTCTTGGTTTAGGGGAATGACTGAAAACCATTCCCCTCTTTTTGCATAAATGGAAACCAGCGAAACAGTAGAGTGGAGTCCGACGCGCAAGCAAGAAGTATTCCTAACCTTGCCCGATTCAATCTTTGAAGCACTATACGGAGGTGCTGCGGGTGGTGGGAAGACTGAAGCCTTATACATGTTACCGCTCGTTAGAGGATGGCACCATGAGCCGAAGTATAAGGGTATTATATTACGACGTAGTTTCCCGGAACTCGAACGAGAAATCATCATTAGAAGCAAACAATGGTATCTCTCAACAGGCGCCAAGTGGAACGAAACTAAAAGATTCTACACCTTCCCCAGCGGTGCCGTCCAAATGTTCGGGCACTGCGAACACGAAAAAGACATAACGAAGTACGACGGCGTTGAGTATAACTATGCCGGATGGGACGAGCTTACCCACTTCACAGAGTATCAATACCTTTATCTTACAGCATCTCGCGTCCGGTCGTCGTCATCTAAGCTCCCAGCCATTGTCCGTGCTGGTTCAAATCCAGGTAATGTTGGGCATAAATGGGTACGCACGAGATTCGTTGACCCTGCACATTCTGGCCTTAAGGTTCTCGTCGATAAGCGCACAGGATTGAAAAGAATCTTCATTCCAGCGTTCGTGCAAGATAATAAGTATCTGATGGATAACGACCCCATCTATCTTGCAAAGCTGGAGCTTTTGCCTACTGAGGCTGAACGAAGGGCAAAGAAGTATGGCGATTGGTTCACCTTCGAAGGGCAGGTCTTTGACTTTCGCCTCGAGCCCTTACCAGATGAACCTGATAACGCACGTCACGTTATTGAACCTTTTGAAATTCCATCCTGGTGGCCCCGTATTGCAGCAATCGACTGGGGATTTGCTGCTAATGTATGGATTGGTTGGGCAGCTATTGCTCCCGATGGACGAGTGTATTTATACCGAGAATACTGCAAGAAGCGTCAACTTATTTCCACTTGGGCAGCTGAATTCGCACGATTGAGTCAATATGAGAAGCTTGAGACGGTTGCTTTGGACCCTTCTGCATGGCAACAGCGCGGAATGGAAACCATTGAGCAGCAGTTCACCCAACATTCTGGATTCGTACCTGAGCGCGCTCAGAATGATAGGATTGGTGGAAAACTACTGCTACACGATTACCTTCGATGGACACCTAAGCCTAAAGCGCGAGATGTTGTCGGAACTTTTGACGCAGAACTTGCACAGAAAATCCTACGAAACTATGGTAAGGCTAAGTACGATGAATACGTCAAGTTTTTCGAAGAAGAACCAGACGAGCTAAATCTTCCCAAACTTCAAATCTTTAATCACTGTCAAGAGATAATTGATTGTATTCCTGATTGCGTAGCGGACCCAAACAATCCAGAAGACGTAGCAGAATTCCCAGGTGATGACCCATATGACGGATGCCGATATCTTCTTCAGGCGATTACTCGATTCAAAGAGAAAGCCGGTTGGCAGCAGCAGAATTTCATGGCAGCAGAGAAAGTTAATCAACTCTATCAGCAGGGTATTCAGATGAGAGATTTAACTTCATTTTACATTCAAGCGCCCAACATCAATAGAAAGACCTCAACACCATTTGCCGTTCGGGGCAGGAGGCGAAGGTAGATGACATTTTGGGAATGGCTAGCTTCACCAAGGTATACAAAACTGGAACAAGAACAAGCAAAGAGAATTGATTATCTAGAAATCGAATTGCATCGGGAGCGAGAGAATTACCGGGAACTGATGGAGCGTATTGCGTTTCCTAAAGAGCCATCATATCCTATTGCTCCATCAGGCCCATTCCAGTCCGTGCCCGAAACAAATAAGGTACAGGCTGAAGCCCGTAGACTTTCTCAGCTTTCCAAAGCTCGGCTTCAAGAGCAGATAGCCGAAATGGAAAGACGAGCAGCGTCCATCTCTTCGAGAGATGAGAAACTTTCGCGAGAAGCAAATGAAACAGCGCCCGAGGGTTCAAAACAAGAAGCAGAAGCCTAAGGGCAAAGGAAACTTCTCTAAGATTGCGTTTCAGAAGATGCCACTCGATTCAATGATTGGTCCAAAGGCCAAAAAGAAATTGAATCAAGGTGGCATGTTGACGAAAAGGGGTCAATAATGGGCAAGTCGGCATTCGATTTCGATGACATTCAGGCAGCAGAGAACCGGCGCAAAGAGGTTGCGGTTCGTGCTGGAGCGTCACCGCGCGCGGAACGGTATGCAGATTCTCCGCTAAAGAAGATTATGCGGGAATACTTCGACGAGACGCATACCAAGGCTGAAGACAAGGCACGTGAATACATCGAGAGTCACCCATTGCCAGGATACAATTTCGTTTCCAATTTTGGTGAAGATGACAAGGATGGCAAGAAGGCTGCCGAAGAGGCAAAGAAAGCTTCTGAGGAACTACAGAAGTTGATGGAAGAAGCGAACAAGAACGAATACAAGGTTACGGATACTTCGACTGGATTGCCGAAGCCCGAACCAGTGTATACCGATGAGCAGAAGGAAGAGATGGAAGCTTTGGCAAAGCGCGCAAAGGCTCAGCGTGAAAAGGAACAGGCTCACGCGGCTACCGTTGTTGTAAAGCCAGCTTCGCCCGACGCAAAGCCAGGCGCTACCACTGACAAGAAGTAAATACTATCATGGCGGAAGAGGTACTCTCCAAAGCTGATAAGGACGATATCCTCAAGGAATCGGGGAAGCACGTCCTTAGTATTGTGCGCGGATTCGAGCAAGAGCACGAAATCATCCGCGATAACCATCTTCTCTTGAAGAAGAAGGGAGAGTACTTTTTCCGCGGTGAACAAAGATTGTACTATGACTATGAAGCGCAGGATTATCGTGCGTTCTCAGAGTCACCAGATTACGACCCCAATTCAACTGACAATCTCTACAATCGAGTTGTAAATATCTATCGCGCGCACGGCGAAGCTGTCATTGCTGCGCTCACGGTAGAAATTCCCGGCGTCAACTTTTTGCCTGACGATGGGAAAAACGCGAATGACCTTGACACCGCCACAAACTATAGCTCTGCAGGGTTGCTCATCCAGCGGCACAATGACGTCGATTTACTATACCCTTATGCGGTTTATCTTGCATGGATTTCCCCATTGGTTGCGGCGTATCATTATCTGAAAGAGGATAAGAAGTACGGGACTTATAAGAAGCCAGTTTACGGAGAGAAAGGTGAAACTCTCACAACGTGGAAGTGCGGAAACTGTGAAGCTTCTTTGACCGAGGACGATGAGATTTGCCCGCGCTGTGGCTCAGAAGATGTCAAGAAAATCGAAGAGCAGGTCAAGGTTTCGTTTGTAAAGAACTACGAAGACGCGCCGAAAGCGCGCGTTGAAATCAAAGTATACGACGTATCAAACATTAAAGTTTCTCCTTACGCAAAGGACCAGAGCGAAACTCCATACCTGATTCTTGAATACGATGAACATATTAGTCAGGCTCGGTCTAGGACCGGAAGAGACATTAAAGGGTCTAGTGATAGGCATTCATATGAACGGTATTCTCGCTCGCCGAAGGATTTCAATGATGACAATAATCTCGTAACCGTACAGTGCGTGTGGCTTCGGCCCGAAGCATACTATTATGATTCATTAGATATTGGTGACACGCTCAAAGAACTGTATCCTGATGGCATTTATGCTGAACTAATTGATGATGAAGTAATTGAACTTCGCAACGAGAACGTTGACGATTATTGGACGCTCTTTAGAGTTCCTCTGTCACCATATATTCATTCAGACCCGATTGGTCAGCCGCTATTCGACCCGCAGGAAATCACGAATGACATCCTGAATCTTGCGGTCGATACGATGCAGCAGGCGATTCCAGAAACATTCGCTGACCCTTCTGTACTAAACTTTGACGAATACGAGAAGACAGTCAAGAGGCCCGGGAACATCTATCAAGCAAAAGCACTAGCTGGCAAGACATTGGGCGATGGATTCTATTCCTCCAGAACCGCTACAATGTCTCAAGAGATTGATAAGTTTGACTCTAAGATGCAGCAGTATTCTCAGCTTGTTGTTGGTGCTTTTCCTTCGATTTATGGTGGAACGTTGCAGGGTGGGAGCAAAACGTTTGCTGAATATGATGCGAGCCGTCAACAGGCGTTGCAAAGACTTTCACTGATTCATAAGGCAGCTACGCGCTGGTGGTGCAAGGTAATCGGCAAATCTGTTCCCCTGTACGTTGATTCACTGGTCGAAGATGAGAAATACAGTAGTCAGATTGGTCCCGGCGAATTCATGAATTTGACTATTAAAGCAGACGCGACCAAGGGTAGAATTGGACACGTTGAACCGACCATCGCTAATCAGCTTCCACTTTCATGGAACCAGCAGCGCAGTAATCTGATTTCGCTAATTCAGATGAATAACGATGAAATCAATGCAGTACTGTTCTCCCCGATAAATGCGGCTCTGATGGCAAAGATGTCTGGCATTCCTAATCTACAGATTCCTGGTGATGAAGCGCGGAACAAGCAGTATCGAGAGATTCTACAGATTGTCTCGATGACTACGGAAGATGAAGAATCTCCGTTACCAGTAGATGAGCAGGGCGCGCCACAATCTCCAGTATCTATTGACCAAACAATCGACGACCATCAGATTGAAGCTGCGGTTTGCCGCAACTTCTTGCAATCACAGGAAGGTCAAGAATTGAAGGCTAGTAAGCCAAAGACTTACGCCGCGATTCTTGCACACCATAACCAGCACGTTGCTGCAATGCAGGCTCCGCCTCTACAGGCGCCTAGTGGAGTACCAGACAATGCCCGTCCCCCCAATTGAAGATTCGGCGACAAAGAGTGATAGGGATGTTTTGTATGGAAACGATGAGCCGGAGGAAAAAGACGATTCTTCGGAAACTGAGGATGCGTCTGATGATTCATCTGACAAAGAGGAAGAGACAGAAGACGATTCGGAAGTTACAGAAGATTCAGATGATGATGAAGACGTAGAGGAAGAAGATGAAAAAGAAGATGAGGAACTCGACGAAGTCGTTGGTGCGAAGTTTTCAGGACGACCAACGTATCGTCAGGTTATCGACAAATATCCCAAGATTTTTAAAGACTTTCCAGGACTCCGAGACGTATTTTTTCGCGAACGGGACTACAGTCGTGTTTTCCCAACAGTCGAAGACGCGCAAGAATCATACGACCAACTGAATAAACTCAAGGCCGGCGAACAAGTTATCTCAAACGGAAACCCACAAGATTTCTTGGAAGTCTTAAGGGATTACGATGCGAACAAAGAGAGGCAGTTCGTTGGTTCATTTTTGCCTTCTTTATACAAGAATAACAAGCCAGCGTTTGAAGCGATTACTTCGCCGGTGATTCAGTACGCGATTCGGTCAATGCACCGAGACGCTACTAGGAATGGGAATACAAACCTTGCAACATCGGCGGTAAACGTGTACGAATGGCTATTTGGTACAGACGACGTTGAGAGTAGTGGGAGGGCACCTCAAGTTCCCTCTGCTCCACAACCGGACCCTGAAAAAGAGAATCTAAAGGCAGAGCGCGATAGACTGCTGAACACGCGGCATTCAGAGTTCATTGATGTGGCGCTTAGTTCGGCATCTCGTAAGATTGATTCGATTATCAAACAAAGTCTGCCCGAAGAAACTTCAGGATTTGAGGTAAAATCTATCACCCGAGAAGTCATGGACCAATTGGGTGCTGTTTTAAGAGCCGATTCAGCCCACAGGAGTAACATGGATAGGCTGATTCGAAATGGAAGGCAAGACGCGTATTCGGAAGCTGCCAGAGAGAGGCTCAGTTCCGCGTTTCTCTCACGCGCTAAGCTGGCGCTCCCCGAAATCATCAAGAAGGTAAAGTCAGAAGCTCTTGGAAAGGGAAGTTCCAAGCCCCGAAAAGAGGTTCCCAATAGACCGAACGGTGCGAATTCAAAGATGGCTACTAAGGTTTCCCGTGATAAGGAAGACTTGGTTGCCAAGGTCAAATCTGGGAAGATTTCTGAGCGCGCCTTCTTGGAATCATAACTGATTTCAGGAGAGTGAGAGACACATGGCAACAGTTTTTGGCTCGCACCAGTCCGTTTCGGACGTAACAGCACTTCAGCTGGAAAAGATTGAGAAGAAGATTGAAATCCTCTTCGAAATCGACGACACGTTCTATTCACAGGTTGAGAAGTCTGCGGAAGCTACGCCTGTGAATTCGCGTGACATGAAGATTCCGATTCAGTTCGCGCCGGGCGGGTATTTCGGTCAGTGGAATCCAGACGGCGGAAACCTTGGTCGTGGTTCTGGTCCGTCGTACGAGAATGCAATCATTCCGACTGTCGATTTCCGCTACGCGCTGGAATGGACGAAGAAGTCGGAGTGGGTTACGGAAGGTACGAAGGCAATCGCTTCGACCATGAATCGTAACCTCGCGCAGGCAATGCCAAACTTCCGCGCGCATATGGATTCCATGTGCATGACGGGTGGTAATGGCGTTCTTGCAACGGTTACGGCCGCGTCTTCTGCGGGTGGTTTTGATACCATTGTCGTTTCAAATGACTTCGGTGTCAAGCTGCTCATGGAAGGACAGAAGATTGAAGTGTACAATTCAACTCTGTCAACCAAGAAGAACGTGAATGGTTCGCCGGAAATCGTTTTCCGTGATGTTCCGACGCGTACCTTCAAGATTCCAACGGATACCGGCACGACTCCGTTGGTCGTTGCAGTTGGCGACAAGATTGTCATCGAAGGTGTAACGGGTGCGAATCCTATTTCGCTGCTCGGTGTACCATACCACGTTTCAAATTCCTCGGTGGGTAATTGGCTTGGATTTTCCCGGCCGAATTATCCCCAGGTCCGTGCATCCGGTGTTGATGCTGGAGGCGCCCTGCTTTCACTGCCTTTCCCCCGACTCGCCCTGAATCTTTTGGGCGATAGGGCATCGAGCACGAAGAAGCTGAAGTTGAAGGCTTGGATGCATCCCGCGCAGGTCGCGCAGTATGAAACGCTCGGAATGCAGACCGTAACGATGAATCGTACTACGGGCGGCACTCCTTCACTCGATATGTATTTCGGTGAAGAAATGGCAATGGCGGGCGTTCCTATCAAGCCCTCGTTCAAGTGGAACAGGACTCGTATCGACATTCTGGATATGAGTTCGTGGGGTCGAGCGGAACTGAAGAAGCCGGGATTCTATACCGCTGACGGGCGCAAGTTCTTTGAAGTGCGCGGTGCAGACGGTGGAGTTGCTGCGGCTACGTTGGTGTATATCGTTTCTTCGTGGAATCTGTTCACTACGAATCCACAGGAAAACGCGTACATCCACAATCTGTTGGTACCGACGGGATATCTGTAAGCACGAAAGTGGGAGGTACGGGGGGTACCTCCCAGTTTAAAAGGGGAAGCGGGAGATGCGGAAACTCATTTTCACGGCTTTGCTGGTTCTGATGGCATCGCCAACGTATGCAGCACCACTCACGCTAACTGCGGTGGCTCTTAATGACCCATTGCAGCAGCAGACTAACAATCCGTGCTTGCTTGGTGGGAATGATTGTAATTCCCGGCGCACGACGGAAATCAACGCGTTTACCACGACGCCAACGGGCCAGACGGGTGAAAATCTCCCTTGGGATTTGACCTCGCCGGGATATACGGTCGCGGCTATTCGATTGATTTTCGGTAACAATTTCCGGGTGGGCCTTGATTTTTCGCAGGCTCAGGGTCAGCCGGACCAGGTTCTTGGACTTTTCGCCATGACAATCAATGGTGGAGTTCAGGATTTGTATGTTGGTCCGACTCCTGTTCCTCCGACACCGGCGGGAAATGCTGGAAACGGTTTTGCTGATTACGTGCTGACCGGATTCGACATTTCTGGATTTGCTCCAACGGATATCGTTCGCTTTCATGCAATCATGAATCTTGCGAATGATGGTCCGGACCAGGCGTTTTTGCTGCGCGGCATTACCGTTCCGCCGTGCCCACAGGAACCGTGTGTACCGAATCCTCAGATTCCTGAACCAGCATCAATGACGCTGTTTGGTTTGGGGATGTTGGGCGCAGGTGTTCTTCGACGTTATCGTCGTTAGACCAAGCCGAGCGACGATAATAGGGTGGGGGAAATGTTAGGGGTAACGTTTCCCTCACCTTCCTTGGATTGACTCGGAATTCTCTTAGGAGATTTAAAAATGCCTCAGTCGCGCCTCGCAGTGATTACGTTCCTCGATGGTAGCGGGAATTATCCCGACAATTCTTTGCCGGGTTTTACTCCGCCGGTTGACCCCGGTTATGGTCAGGGTCGTCCGGGTTATCGGCCGGATAACTCTTTGCCGGGATTGCCTCCGGGTGCGGTAACGCTTCCGGTATTCCCTTGGGACCCAACTATCGACAATTCTTTGCCGAGCGGTGGGCGTCCTGACAATAGCCTTCCCGGTGGTGGCCGACCGGATAATTCACTTCCCGGTGGCGGTAACATTGACAATTCGCTTCCGGGTGGTCGTCCGGGTCGTCCAGACAATTCTTTGCCCGGTGGTGGCGTTCCAGACCAGGGATTGCCGCGTCCCGGTTTGCGATACGTTGTCAAGTGGCTTGCGTGCGTGGGATTGATTCTGGTTCCTGACAATTCACTTCCCAACTCGCCGAATCGACCGGATAACGAACTGCCGGAAGCTCCGGAGCCGAAGTAACTTACAGCCAAAAAAGGAGAGGGGTGGTGTAAAAGCCACCCTTTTTCACAGATGATTGACGAGCACTTTATCAATAAGAGGTTGAAAGACTTGTTTGGTTCGCAAGATAACATGGCGAACTTTCGGCTCGCGCGCACGAACGACCAGTACGAATATCGTAAAGTCGGCGAATTCGTTTTAGAACAAAGACTAAAATATTCTTATCTCCCGCGAGGGTACTGGGTCATTGAGCGTTTGATGAGGGTTGATGGTGTCAACTCGGAAATGTTGCCGGGAATCAAATTCTCGTACGAACCAATCTTTGTCTTCCGAAATCCACGAGATGACTCGCCAATTCCTGTTGTAGAAGACGTCGTTCTTGCGCTGGTTCACTCTTGCTTGTTTATGCAAGGGCGCAAGCAAAATCGAGATTTCGATGCAGAGGAAGCCGCCTTCTATCAAAAGCAAGTTGATAGGGCGTATGAATTTATCTCGGACGAATGTTCCGTGATGTCCACTCAGCTTCATCTTGGTGAGGCTGTATCTTTTTCAGGGGTGAAAAAGTTCAATGGCTGACGCAACAGTTGTTTCTTTGGTTCCAGTTCGAATCTACGAATTCAAGCCAGGATTCATTCCAGAATACACGGAGATTCCTGCTGCAAAATCAGGAGATTTCGAGATTCTTCACATTTCCGATGGCGCACACTTTCTATACCTTGACCATGAGCGCGGGAGTAGGCGGATTCCAGAGCCTGTTTCGGAATACGCGCGTGGGATTTGTGAAGATTATATTGCGGGCCAGCTTGAGGTTTCGCGGGAAGATAACGCTCAGCCGGGACTCTTTTGGGTTTATGGCAAGCTAACTAAGGACCAAATCAAGATTTCTCATAAAGCTGAATTTGCTCAGGCAGTGGCAAATCAGATTCGTTGGTTTGAGCGATTGGTTCGGCGCGCGGATGATTCTTGGTCCGAAATGCGCAGACATGACCATATCGCAAAGGTCATGAGAATCGCTGCTAAGGAATTGAAGCTTGAGCGTGAATGGCTCATTGAAGATTTGC